TGAGGAGGTTGATTGCGTATTGATTCATTTTGATTAGTTAATTACGTTTGCAGGAAACTTGAAGGTCTTGCCATTAGAGAGATTCTTGGCCAAGACCGGGTACTTTGAACTGCGAGGCTTCAGACCAACGATCTCGTAAGTATCGTAGCGGAATTCGAAGGTGTCACCCAACTTCTTAGTAATACCGAAGCTAGTGGCAAAGCGATTAAAGTCAGTAGCTTCTTTGGTCATGACCGTTCCACCTTCGTTGACAGTAGAGATGTCAATCTTAGTGGTGCAGTTGCTGTCTGAGAAGCGTGAGTTACCAACCTTGATCTGAACACCGTAACGATTAGCCACTGCGTCAAGAGCAGATTGAATATCGTCATTAATGCGGCGAACTGCCGTGCGGTCGAGGGAGTTGATTTTGTTACTCATATCTTTTAAGATTTATTGATTATCGTTCGAGGATTACAAAGTCTCCGAAGTACTTGTCGAAGACAGTGATAAGGTTTTCGTAGTCAGACTCTCGCATCTCGTTGCAGATCATGTCAGCATCGAGGCCGAGTTGCTTAGCATAGTTTCTAGCGTAGCCAAGAAGAACGAAGGCGTTGCCGTCAGGACCGGTGAGATCGATAACAATCTCGCTCTTAGGTTGTTTTTGTCGGATCATTGTTTGTTTGTGATACGAAATTCTGGTCAACCTGAAAATCTGAAATGTTAAAAAGTGTTAAATTTTTTCAAGCGTAGTGGCCCACTCCGGAATGATGAAGGCTACAAACTCTGCTCCCGGTTTACGAATATCTTTAGAATCTTGCTCTAAGATATTCATAAATGTTTGGCGGCGTGAGGCCTCTAAGAAACTTGCGTTAGCGAAACCAATCGGAATTGCAGGTCCGCTATAAGTTGCATTCAGATCATCAGTATAACGACCTTCTGTCTTTCCACAAGTACAAGCTTTGGTCTTATACTTGAGGTTAAAGATGTCATTGCACTCGATGCACATTAAGAGTTTCATTGATCGTCTTGATTCTTGTGCTTCTTCTTACGAGTATAGTTCTTCTTAGAAGGCACTGATTTTGTAACCATCTTACGACGTACAATTTGAGCAACGTGGCGCAGGTTGAGGCCGTTTAGAATGTCTTTATCTTTTTTATCGTCTGCCATTACAAGTCTAATATACACAAAAAAACCCAAACTTAAAAGTCTGGGCTCTTTAATTTTGTTAAAATGTGTTAATTATTTCTTGCTAGGGAATTGAAGCTCTCTTTCCTCTTTAGCGACTTTAGCAAGCTTAGACTTGCTACCGAAATACCAAATCAATGCAGAAAGTGCATCAGAAGCTGCAGATTCACCACCTAAGTAAGCTTCAGCAGCATGTCTGCCAGCCTTTGAGTTAAGAACCGCTAAAGCTTCCCAAACTGTTAGACCCATTGCTCTTTTCTGAAGTTCATGGATAGATTGATGCGTTAGGAACATCGCCTTGTCATCTCCTAGTTCTTGAGCCAAAGTTCCACACCAACCGTATTTAGTGTTAACCTGATCCTCTGTGTAGACCAAATCTCCCCACGCAGACATTCTGATTTCGTTTACTACAGACTCTCCAAGAGCTTCTAAAAACTCAGGCTCTAGCTCCTCTCCATAACGATCGTCATAGATTTCTTGCAAGTCCTTTGCGGTAACTTTACCCCTGTAATCAGCTTCAATATCATCAGGTATATCTGCTCTATCAGTTTCTCTCATGTCTTCGCCGAAAGCATCTTCCCATGCTGATAAGACATCTTTTACAGTATACTTTTTTGCTTCAGTAACGGCTGATTCTCCCAAGACATCTAAAAATTCTTGAGGAGGCTCTTGACCGTAACGATCATCCCAAATATCATAAAGATCCTTTATGGTTGCTTTATCTTTATAATCGCTTAAAACATCATCAATAACATCTGGAAATTCATCCATAATATCGTATTTTCTACCAAATGCATCTGACCAAGCATTTTGAATATCTATATTATCGTACTTTTCAGCTTTTGCTTCAGTAATCTTGGACTCATAAACAGTGATACACATATTACTGTGCTTTTCAAACTCTTTAAGTTCTAGACCCATTTGTTTACCAACAGCTTCCATATATTCTTTACCAGCATATGTAGAAGTTCTAACCTCGTATCCGTTCTTACCTTTCTTTTTAATGCCCTTAATAGCTTTATCAGAAAAGCCAGTAACATCTTCAAACTGATTTGTAAATTCATATTTAAAATCAGAAGCGTTACCTCCGTATACTTCATCAACCTTTGATTGATTTAATCCATTTATAAATTCTTCGAAGTTTGCCATCTTCTTTTTCTTTTTTTTGTATTCTTCTTCTGCATCGCCACTTCCAGCTGGAACATCTCCTGATCCAAGTAAGCCATCGGCTGGTAATTCAACTGGTCCCATACCATTGATTTGACCGACCTGAATGTTTTCAGGTACTCTTTCTGGCAGACCATTATGTTTAGTTGCTGCATACTTTTTAAGAGAGTCGAGACTCATGTTATCAACAAGGTCTTTAACCTCATCTTTATAAGAGGCATCGACATCAGAAAGTTGCATATCGCCTTTTTTGACGGCGTATGCAACTCCCATTAATCTTTGCTGTGCTTTACTTTTTGCAGGCATATTACCAAACGTAGTTCATTGTAGCTATTTTGTTGATTCTATCTTTAATAGACTTAGCCTCTTCTTTAACTCTTGCGGCATAGTAGTCACTAATAGAATCTTTAGCATCATTAGAATATCTAACATAGTCTGCATAGTCGTCTAGAATACTTGACATGTGGTTAGAAGCATCTCTCATTCTAACTGGTCTACCTTTAGGATCGTGACCTAAGATTGGTTCACCGTTGTTAGTTTCTCCGGACTCAAGACCATGTTTGATTTGTGCAGATAACATATCGATAGCATCGTTGACCATCTTATCAAGTGGAAGATTAGCTGCTTTATCAGCTAGAATTTCCTTATACCTTTTCATGTTCTCTTGTCTAAAGTCTCTATCGCTTTTAAATGCGATTGCTCCTTTCTTAGCAGCTTCGCGATCGGCTCTCTTACCCTGAGTAGAGTACTTATCTTGTAGAGCGTTGATATCAAGCATGATAGCTCTATCTGCTACGTCAGCAATTCTCTTAGGATTGTATAGACCTGTGCCGTCCCAACCCTTATACTTCTTACTTACGCCTACACCTCCGTCATTAGTGGATCCTAAAGTTCTTCCTCCTTTATTGCCGCGGTATGTTCTATCCCATGTTAAACCTTGGAAGTTATTATTTCTAACAATCGCTATAATTCCAGGAGGAATAGTACCATAACCTTCGGTCGGTGCATATTGATTATCTTTTGGTTGATCTACAATATAGAAGATAACGTATCTGCCTTTACCTGCCTTATCAAGAGCATGAGCCTCTTTTGGATCGGCCATGTCAATTAAATCACCATCTTCTACTTTATCTAATGCAACTTTAGCCATACCATAGAATGCCTTTGGTAAATCCTTGATAGGTCTTTTAGTCCATTGACTACCTTGTTTGGTATTAAATAGCTGTTGTAGTTTAGCAGACTTAAAGGCTTCGTTAAGCTCTTCACCTTCGAAAGCAAAATCCATGTTCTTGCCCTTTGAAAAATCATCATGTTGATCCGCGTTAACGATAGAGAGTAGACCTAAATCTTTTTTCTTAATCTTAAGTTCTGCAATTGCCTTCTTTTTAGCGTCATACAAATCTTTAGCTTCTATTTCATGCTTAGCACTTTGAAATATAGCATAGAACCTAGTTTCATTTACAGTAGACTCATCAACCGGAGTGAACATTCTAGTCAAATTCATATATTCTTCTCTATGAAAGTGTCTTAGGTAAGTTCTAACAGCGTCATCTACTAAACTTTCATATCTAGTTCTGTACTCTGGCCATTCTGACCAATGACGCTCAACTGCATACTCAGCTGCATCTCTTAGTTTTTTATCAAACGGAGATGGCATTTTCTTAGGCTTCTTAATGTAGTGATGAATTTCTACACTCATAGAATAACTATCAGAAGATCCCCATTCGTTGACTTGCTCTTCATTTAACTTAGATACGAAATCAGCAAAAGATTCAAAGACTAGCTTTTCGGTTTCAACAACTTCTTCAGCTGGTTCTTCGACTTCTTCTTCGCTAACATCCTTTACAGTTACAGGGAAAGTCTTACCCTTAAACTCGAACTCTTTTAGACCCTCGGCCTTTGCAGCTCTTGCAGCTGTAATGAAAGCATTTCTACCTTCATCAACAGACTCATCAGCTGCCCAAATTTCAGGAGAACCAGCCTTAGCTTTCATACCCACTAACTTCTCGATCTTCTTAAGGTTATCTGTTCCTTTAGTATAACCAGTAAGAGAAACTCTTAAATAGACTTTACCGCCTTCTGGATAGAAGTCACAATCACCTAAATTATCTTCTTCGATAGCATCGGCAAATTTTTCAGCAGTCTTCTCATCTTTTACAATAAAATGAACGTGACCATCACCTTCACCCAACATATCTTCATATTTACCTTCAAACAGCTTATCTCCTACAGCTTCAACACTCTCTAAGACTTTCAGGCCTTCTCTTCTTCCAGTACTAGTTGAAGTTTCAGCATACATCCACTTCTTAGCTGCTTCGTCCCACAAGTAAACATACTCAGCTCCAGCATCGTTAGAAACATCACTTAAGTAATCTTGTAAATCTTTTTGGTCAGAAGTAAAAGTAGATACAAACTTCTTTTGACCTCTGTCTCTTCCATAAAATACAGTTTCTCCATCAATTGGAGTATTAAATGAGTGACCTTCACCGCCTTCGATACCTGGCTCCAAGTAAGAGATTCCCCACTTACCAAGCTTTAGAAGCTCTTTAACTTTGCGAGTATCTGCGAAGTGATTTACAACCATAGCTCCAACTCCTTCTGGATAACCGTCGCTATGAATGTATGTAGAAGTAATTTTACCTCTCTTGTCTATGATACCAACATGTGATCTGGTAGATTCAAGAATTACGTGCTCGTTTTCGGTAATAATAACAGTCTTCAACAATCTTTTACCAAATGTAGATAGGCTAATTCCATCTTCAGATACATTAAAGTACTTTGCATTTCTTCTAATCCATCTGGCAGAATCTGTACTAAATTCAGATAGAATAGTTTTAAATTCTTCTTGAGACAACTTACCGTCAGCAACTGTTTCTATCATCTTGTTTCTAACTCTTGCGGTTAGGCCAGCTTCTATGGCTGGATGATTATCAGTATACCTTCTCTTTAGAGTAACGTTTCTCTTCTCGTTTAAAAAATCGTTGAAGTTCATGTTATAATAGGTTTATTTTCTTTTTCTATATATTAAGATTTTAAGAACTGATTAAATGTCATGACATTTGAAACAGACTCTACTGTTGCCATAGACTTTTCTAACGTGTCCTTAAGCGTGAGATACATTGGATGAATCTCCCTTGGAGTTAGCTTCTTAAACTCTTTTTCGTCGCCAGCTAACATAGCGTTTCTAACTTGAGTAGCTGAAATATTCTTACCGGTTCTTGGTATCTCGAACAAACCAAAATCGTCTCTTACTCCAAGATCCAATCTATATTGCTCTTTATCAACTTGATAACCATAGACCTTCATTCTATCTGTTCCAGTTCCCCAAAGTACTGGTTCATATTTAGGTCTCATTTCGTTAAACATCTTATCAATAGCTGCAGTGGGTATCACAAATACCTCTTCAATTGGGTACTTCTTCTTTAGTTTCTCCAACATTTCAATTTGCAACTCCTCAGAATAAGGTCTCTTAAACGCATCTTCTTTCTTTTTAGTCTTTGACTTTACCAAGAAGATAACCACTGGATATCCATTTTGCTTATGAATAGCATCTATAACCTTAGCATGACCAAGAGTAAAAGGTTGGAATCTACCAACAAACATATTAACTGGCTTAGCACCTTGCTCTGGGTATTGAACATCTAAAGCCTCTGTGATAGGGCTAACTTGTGTCTTTAGCTTTTCTTGCTTTAAGTAACTATTAAATGTCATAATCTCTGATTCATTCTTTTTTGCAAAGACAGCAGCTTCTATCTTTTCTACAATCTCGTTCATTTGAGACATAAGATCCGAGTTTATAATTTTGGTTTCTTTAGTTCTCTTCTTTCTAAAGGTACCTAACATAATCTTAAACAACTCTGATAAGTCTTCGTTTTGAATAAGCTTTATAGTACCTTCGTTTCTAACGAAGTCTTTGTTAAGCTCGAATCCTTTTCTACTAGAGAAACCAGCCGAGTCAAACTCAGCTCCAATGTACTTAACTGCATTCTTAGTCATATATTGGTTAAATATCTCTGAAACTAATTCAATGTATCTTAGGTCAGTGTCTTCTTCAACCAACTTAACTTCATCCATGTTAAACTGAGTCATGTACTCTACAAGATCTAAGATCGTGATCTGATACATGTCTGAAGCTTCTCTTTCTTTTTCTTCAACTTTATCAAATCTACCAAGCTTAAAATTCTTAATATTCTTCTTATCAATAAATGAGACTATAAGCGAATCTATATCTCCGTCTAAGTTTTCATTAAGGGCAGTCTTGTTTGCCATATGGTTAAAAATGCTGTAGACCTTTCTGGTAAAAGAAGTATTTTCGAATACGTTTTGAAATGCTTCGTCGCTCATCTCTAAAAGATCAGTTAGCATGTCCTTTTGATTGGAATCTAAAACTCCGTCAAATAATATAGGCGGAGCTTGAACTTGTAGAGCGTTAGCCCATTTTTCTAGAACTTTAGGATCTCTAATTACCTTTTTGATCTGTGTCGGATCAGTTGGGTTTAAAACTTGAATGTGTGTTAGAATAAGGTTGTTCTTGGGTAAAGCATCATACTGAATATCGACTGTTCTCGTTTCGGTCATGTAATCGAAGCCGAATTTCCAATCCTTTGGCATATCTTCTCTAACCTCTTTAGGGATAGATCTGAAATAGTCGATTGCATTCTCATAATATCTAACGATGGTTCTATCAACCTTGTTCATAGGAGTTCTAGAACCGCTTTTGTAGTAATCGTAGCCTTTATCTGTATTTCTAACATGAAAAGAAGATGCTTGAATCTTTTCAGTAACCAAGCATCTTTGCTTTAACAAAGCCATAAACTCATTTCTATTAATAGAGTTAAAGTGTTTTCTTAGATCTTGCAATGCCATTATCTTCCGTATTTAATGATTCCCATAAGTTGATTTATAGCAGCGAATGTACCCGTAAGCTTAAATGTTTTACCTTTATACACAAATACTATACCCTCAGTCGGCATAATAGATTCTACTCCTCCAATTCTTTCTAGCCTTGCAAGCTCTGCTTCAACTTTTTGAAGTTGATTAACGTCGCCGCCTTTTTTGATTTTTTCAGCCTCAGTTCTAATCTGATTATGCAATCTTTGCATTTCTTTACTTGGGTTGGCAGCAACAAAATTAGAGGCATTCTTAAGAATAACTGAACCTAATTCTAAAAATAAATCTTCAAATGGTCTAATGTTTTCTTTGTACTTTTTCTTAACGTCTTCTTTGTCGTATTTTCTAATGGCATCCATTTGGTCTGACGTAACCTCTTTAGCAAGTTGCCTTAGATTAAGCGTCTTTTTATCGCCATACGCCCATCTTAGTAAAAGTCCTTCTTTGTGGTCTTGTGTTAATTCACCAAAAGTTTCTTCGATCTGATCTCTCCACCACATCTCATGATAACGTGATACTTCATCGGCATCAGTTAAATTATACTTTTTTCTAAGTATTTCAATTTGTTTTAAAAACTTAGCTTTATTAGTTTCAAAGTCTACGTCTTTACCAAGTTTAATGATTTGAGGAGGAATTATTGTAAATGTCTTTCCAATATTTGCTTTAACAGCTTCTAACGCTTTAGCTAATGAAGAAGCAGGTTTGTTATCTTCTCCAGTAATATTGCCTTGACCGTCTGTCTTCTTAATGCCATGAAATTGAATTACATCTCTGTCATAGTAGATAACATTTGGATTTCTAGAATATATTATTTCCATATTCATCCAATTAAGCCCGTTCTCAAACGTTTCCTCTTGAACACTAACTGGTAATTTCATAAGTTGATTAGCTAGGTCTTCAGCGGCTAACTTAAAAGTCTCTTCAACCATAGCACTTGTATGACCATCAAACTTTTGCTTAAATGTATTTAAGTCCATCGGTGCGATTAATTCAGTCTTATTTCTAGCGAATTTCACCTCACCATCTTGAATAGTGGCAAATACATTTTGCCCATCGGTTTTTTCAGTAGCTGCTTCTTCGAAATTAAGTTCTCCCCTAAGACCGTATTCTACAATATTTTTAAAATCGCCAAAAGTTAAAGACTTGTCATCAAATGGATGATTCATATGCCCTGCAGCACCACCCTCCATAACAAGAGAATAGCCAGTGTGAACCGGCTGATCTCTTTCGTTTAAAAAATCTTTATATAATAGGATTTTATCCATTATCCAAGTGAGCTTTGCAGCATACCAGCAGCTTCTCCATAATCACCGCCTGCTTTAGATAAAATTCCGTCTACTACTTCTTGTGCCTTTGCCTCGTCGAAATCATCACCGAATGCTTTTTGAAGAACTGAGAATGCATATTCTTTAAAGTCTTCATCTGACTTAATATCAGCTTCATTAACCTCAACTGATTCTCCTAAAGAAGAAGTTAACATACCTACAGCGGCGCCATAGTCGCCGTTTGCTTTACCAAGAATACCGTCAATTGTTTCTTGAGCCTTTGCCTCGTCGAAATCATCGCCAAAGGCTTTCTTTAAGACAGTCATTGCATACTCTTGGAACTCTTCGTCAGACTTAACTTCAGCTTCAGTAACTGAATATGCCTCTTCTAATCTATCAATCATGTAGTTAACATCCTCGTTTACTTCTCCACCTCTTAACTTTAAAAAGAAAGTAGTTTTTTGATCTTCGTCTAATTCATTAAGATCTGTTACACCATACTCGGCTAAAAGAGATTTAAATGTTTCGGCACTAGATGTTCTCTTTGCGTCTTGCTCTTGTTCTAACTTAATTTGAGCTTCTTGCCTTTTAGTTGAAGCAAAGCTATTAAAGTCTTGTAATTTATTCATGATTATGGTATTATTTTACTTTTTCTATATATCTCCTTCGAATTGTACCTTTTTCACAGAATAAGTGAACTTCTGCTCCTTGTAAATCCTTTGTCTGGCTCTAGCATGTCTCATTAAATAATTAAACCATTCTTCAGAAGATAAATCATCAACAAAATCTACTATAATGACCTCGTCTTTGGACTCATGTTGTCTAAGTCCACGACCAATAGATTGTCTAATTATCACCTCGGATTTAAACGATTCGGTGAAGAAGATGTTGTGTATTTTCTTGATAGAAATTCCTGTAGAAAAAGTACCATATGACGCTACGATCACTACTTCTTCTCCAGCCTCCATCTTTTTCTTATACTCTTCTCTAATGTCCTTATCAGTACCTCCATCTACATAGTAGACGACCTTGTCACTATCTTGTCTTAATTTCTCATAGAGCTTCTTGCCATGTTCTATCCTATGAAACAAGACAAGGGAATTTCGGGGAATTTTAGAGATAACGTTCGATATAAAGTTTAATCTACCAGGGGAATTTATAACGTAGTTTTGTTCGAACTTAAATACGTCTTTACTCTCGTACTTGTTCATAGCCATCTCCATAAACGCTTGCTTCGTAGAATCTGGAGCATAATCCATTTCAATGACTTTAACTTTACAACCTGCGATGTGTCCTTGTTTTTGCAAGAAGTTTGCACTGACTTCTGTAATAACTGGACCAGTGTAAGCCATCAAAGTGAGTCTGTCTAACTTACCTCTCTTAGGAATAGTTCCTGACAAACCAAAACGATACTTAGCAGATACACATTTTTGCAAGATAGTCTTAATAGAATTAGACTTAGCCTTATGAGTCTCATCAATAATAACAGCGTCAAACTGCTCAAAATATTCTTTGTTTTTCTTGACAAGTGATTGATATGTTCCAATGACAACGTTGCGGCCAGCTCTGATCTTTTGACCAGAGTAGATTTGTTGAATCTTAATACTGACTTGATTCTTATAGTTATAGTCCATGAAGTCTTCGCTAGCTTGAACTACAAGTGAAACGTTAGGTACTATAAACAAGACCTTCTCTGCCTTTTTCTTTTCAAGCATATATGCTACTACTAAGAAAGAGATGAGTGTCTTACCTGCTGAAGTAGCTAATTCTGCCAAACATCTTCTAAATTTTAAGATGTTGAAAGCCGCGTCCATTTGATAGTCACGTGGTGTAATTTCGGAGTCTTTAAAGAAATCTAAAGCCCAAGCTTCAAACTCTTCTTGGTTAACACTCTTATCAAAAAGATCAGTGACGCCATTTAGTTTAAGGTCGTACGAATACTCCTTACACATATCCATGATTTCCTTCCATAGTCCAGAAGGAATCCATTTGTCGTCTTTAATATACGAGACGTAACCATCCCAGACACCTCGCTTGACCAAGGGATTGAATCGCCAAGATTCTATTCTCTTAGTAAGTGAGATGTTGAGTTGTTCTATTTCTAACTCTGTCGCTGAATCTACTCTCAGAAACTGATTGTTCTCTGTTAAGCTAAGTTCCACATTGACTCGTTGTTTTCTTTTCCTTTACAGATCCTTGAGTGCAAGTCTGTTTCGGATGGCAAAGCCCATGTTATCTAGGGTCTTCACCGACTCTTTTAGAAATTCGAGTTGGTTCTCTAAGTGTGCGAGTATAGTATTGTCGTCAGCTAGATCTGCCTCCATAAACATTACCTTTTGCTTCTCTCCCAACTTATAGTCATACTCGAAGTATCTAATGTAGGCTTCACGGTTACGGGCAGCAAGTGTTGCCTTTTGCGCGCGAATCTTGGTGTTTATATACGCTATTTGGTCGATTAGCGTTTGGCGAGACGAAAGCACCTTAGCGATAGTTTCTTCCATACCGTTAATGTACTTAAGACTGTCAGCAAGTTCTTTGATCTTGTCAGACCATTCACTTCTCTGCTTACCCAAGCGCTCATCGATTTCCAATATTTTTTCTTTACTTCCCATTAAAATAGTGATCTTCTATTCGATTTAGGCTTAACGAATACGCTAGCCTTCTTTTTCTTTTTATACTTTGGTTTTATAGACTCTGTTTCAGGTAATTCTACGTCATAGTCCGAGCTATCAAAGTCAAGTAACAACTTATGACCTTTAAATCTCTTTCCATCTTCATAGAAATTATCTAAATCCTCTTCAACCATTTTTGTTATATCTTCTATACGTACCATAGGTCTAGTTGGCTTGAGGTAAAATATTCGTTTATGCGTTTGTAAGCCTTAGACCCCTCTCGGTAGCATACGATCATAAGATCGTTTAAATCCTTTATATTATATGTATCTAACTTATTTTCGCTTAAGAATTTAGACCACATAAATACTGGTCGACCTCTCTTAAGTTTCTCAGCCATCTTCTCACGGCCAGTCTTATCGTTGTCAAACATATATCTTACGGTTGCCATATCATCAAACTCTTCTGTTGATCGGCCAGCTGTGGCCAACGCGAGCGAGTTAGACATAAACTTAGCATCGAGAGGACCTTCAAATATAGTGACGTCTTGTTGAAAGTTGATTTGCATGATACCAAATAGGGTTGAAACCTTACTTATCTTAACAAGATCCTCTTCTTCAAGACTTAACTCTATGTTCATCTCTTCATACAACTTAGGTAGATCGTAGGTAAGATACCTAGAACCTCTGCCTTTCATACGACGACTTTGAGCTGCTAGCACATTACCTTCTGGAGTCTTGTTAAGAATCCATAACTTTTGATCCTTTTCAGAATACAAAAACTGATCAGTCATGTGATGAAGCAAACGCTCCTTGAGTTTAAACCAAATCCAATCTCCTGGTTCGATATCAGTTGCTTTGAAATATTGCTTGAACTTGTCTATAGGAATAGCAAGCTCATCGGCTTTGGTAAATACGCCATGACGAAGAGTCTCGACTTTCTTAACACTTCTCTCATTGGCTTTAATATAGTCTATGACATCAAACGAATCTCCGGTGTTTGGCATTCTAACACCATGGTCCTTTAAGAAACCAAATAGGTTAGTGTGATGACTACAATTATAGCAATGATATTGAAGGGTGTCCCAATAAATGTTACCTCTTTTCTTAGTATCATCTTTATGGGAATCCCCACAATAAGGACATGCCAAGACTATTCGTCCTGACATGTCCCGTAGGGTTTGCTTATTGGGAGCAGCGTGTTCTTGAACTACTACTTCCTTAAGCGCGAGCTTTATCTTGTGCTTTAAATCCTCTGTAAGATTAGATGTCGAGGTCATTCAAGAAAGAATCAAGGTCGTCGTCAGTGCTAACTGAAGTAGTGTCTGACGTTGACTCAGTGGTAGCAGTGACCGGTGTAGTGACCGGCTCTTTCTTCGCTTGTGTTTTAGGCGCAGCACTTGGAGTTACTTCAGCAATAGAGTCTCCTGGGTTGAGGTACATACGAAGTACGTTGTTCACGAACTCACGAGTATCTTCGTCCCATGCCTGATAGTCATACATTGACAAGTCAGGTGCACCTTCAAGTTCTGTCTTGATGGTCTCCATAGTTTCTTTGCTACGCTCAGCTGGTTCGCCGTTAACAACGACTGCAGAACGAGATGCAGAGAACTTAGACTTATCGTAGTTGTTATACTCGCCTTGGCGGGTAATAATCAACTCGAAGTTCTTGCCTTCAAAGAGGTCGAAAACCTGTGTTGGTTCACCGAAGTCCGGCTTCAACTCAGCATCGATTTTCTCTTTAATCTTGTATCCGAACTTGAATACTTTGTACTGACCTTCAAGATCTGGATTCTGAGGATCCTTGATAATCTTGATTAGTGCATAGTACTGTTGACGACGCTTAAGCTTGTCAGAAGCTTTACGTTCAACAGCAGAATCGGACTTACGAAGTTTCCAGAAAACATCTGCAATCGGGCACTTCTCGCCGACAGTTTGAGGTGAGTCGACAATCTTGCCATCACCATTAGAATCAACCAACCAATGAACGTACTTCTGGATAAGAGAGTTACGTGGGTTAGCTGGGTTTGGAACAAAGCGAACGAGTGCCTTGTAAGTTCCATCCTTACCGTCATCTGCGGTAGGCTTGTAAACCTCATTTGCTGAGGTAGTTGTTTGTTGAGTGTGTGTTTCTACGTCCTCAACACCGAGATTGAAAATATCAAAATCTGCCATAATAAAAAACCTTTAATTTGTTAATACCTTAAAATTAGCTTTAAGTTGCTTGTTATACCTTTAATACTTTAAAGAGTTTCAGAAAGAAATAACTTAGACTCACACTTTGTTACTTCGTCGTATTGTCTCCAACTGCCATCCTCTAGCTTAATCAGCCCTGATTTGTGTAGTAGCTCTTCTTTTTCTTCTAGAGAAATGTGCTTACTAAACACCATTTTATTGAGGATCTTATTGAGCTGAAGGAACTCATACGTACATAAGTCCATGTGAGAATAATTTAAATCGTTCATCAACATATCTTATATATCTAATTATCAATTTGTTTCTTCATGAAACAGAATGTGACAACTAGCATACAATAAATGGTTTTAGGCTCAAGGGAAAGAATAGGCTTTAAGCCTTTGATGCTAAAAGAGCTGAAAGAAAATACGCATCAATGAGATCGTCTAACGGCTTTGGGATTTTCTTCTCAGAATCCACATTTGTAATTACAAAATGGAATAATTCTCCCTTCATCAAGAAAGCATCTCCATTTACATTATTTAAAAAGGCTTGACAAAGTTGAACCTTGTTCATGTTACCCTTGCCAGCAAACTTCTTGATAGTAGTCGGAGCAATCGTTTGAATATCTTCTGGTTTAAAGATCTTTAACATCTTTAACTTGAGGACTGCAGCACCTGCTGCCATATCAATCATGTTATTAGTTCCCATCTTAGAGCCATAACTTGTACCCTCAAATGCTATCGTGTAACCGTCACCTTGTTGAGATTCTTGTAAGATAAGATTGACGATATCATCAGCCATCTTGTCATACCTCTTAATCTTATTCAACTCTTGACTTGAGTATGCGTCGCTAGTTGTAAAGTCAGGCTGGTAGATTAGAGCAACATCCTTAAGTTTAGATATGTCTTCTTGAAAAGCTTGTTCAGCTTTAGTTCCAGTCTTTGGCTTGATATAGCTTATAAACTGATACTTCTTACTCTTGTCATTATAGATACAAATGCCAGGAGAGTTGAGTGAAAAATCAACTGCTACGTAATTCACGTTAGAATCTTTTTCCTAGTGAAGCACCTAAGGCAGCGCCGACCAACCTAGAGGTTAATAGATCGTATAAAACACCTTTTTGTACACCTAAAACTTTGGCAATTAGTTTACCCACTGACTTGCCCAAAGCAAAACCAGTGAGACCTCCTATAATACTACCTAATATGCCTTCATTCGTCATTTCTTCGTTGAATCTATCAATATCATAGGTTCCGTCCTCTAACATGTATTCCGATGCAAACGCATCTATAGCTTCGTCGACTTTAGCTTCTAATTCATCGGTCCACTCGCTTTGAAGACCCTCGTTTAAAATGCGGAGATCCTCTTCGGAAATGTTTTGCTCATTTAGATATTCTACAAATGTTTTCATATCTTATATATTAATCTATTTCTATCTTTAGGTTAAGTTTGTTGTAGTAAAACGTAACTTCAAACGTACTAAATTCGGCAACGTTCTCAGCAAAGTTAAGGTTAAGCTCGTTAATCGAATTCATAATAGGTTGTTCAAAAACCATAGAAGCCATACCAATACCTTCAGCATCCATAATTCTCATAACCAAATTCTCTGTAAATGGTTGCTCGGTTGATCTGGCATAGTAATACAATAAAGTATCGAGCATTATCCAATAATTAATGTAACCGTCTAAAAGTTGCATCGTAACAGTGAACTGTCTTTCTACTGTATTTTGAATAGGAACTGCACCTCTATGATATCTAGTAGTACCATCATTATCAGCCTGTGATATTGGATCAAAAGAAACACCAGGAACGTTGATACCTTGAACCGAATAATTAACAAAATCTATAGGTCTTTGCATTAGATTGCCTGGCATTCTATTCAAATACTTAACATATTTGTTAGCTACCTCTTCTGGTATAAAGTTTCTAGGAAACCTAAATGAGAATAAGTTATTTCTAGAATTTAGAATCATTATTCAATGGTGAATTTTCCGTAAGCTATTACAGTGTTGTCTGAGCCACTCTTAGAAGAGATATAGAATTGTTTGTTTTGCATGCCTCTAATTGCACTAGCATTAGCTTCATCAACCTTAAACAAAACTTCTCCTTTACCTAAGTCTATGTCCTTACTTCTTTGATGGTTAAATATCTTCTTAGTACCGCCATCTTCAAATGAAAGCACTATGTCGTCTGCTCCAGTTAAAGATAGTTGATCTAAATCATCTCCATTCTTTTTAGCTATATAGAACTTATAGTAAGTTGTAAACGGTGGCACGTAGATTGTAACATCGCCGCTTGACTTATAGTCTGGAGTTTCTAGATCCTCTACTTCAGTTGGAGGTAAATCAGCGTTATCGTTACTGGTAATATTAACCGGAACATTAGCTGCAACAATATTTGCAGTCTCTATAAATGCAGGCACATATCTAGTTGACTTAGGTAACGAGTTATTGATAAGACCTTTAACTGCTCTATTAGCTGATAGGTTAGGTAGTGTATTGAAAACTTCGGTCAATCTGGTAGCAGAATTTATCTTGACAGATTGCATTACCTTTGCATATTTAGCAGCTCTATCGAATGTAACGCTAGCTCTCTTAACTATTTGTGTATTATCAGTCTCGTTAACTATTCTCATTGTTACGTCAATTGAGAAATTGACAGCCACGTTACCATTCATAATAACCGGTCTAAATGTAATAGGAGTATCGAAATCAACAACTTGAGTAAACGTTGTGTCAAATGTTTTAATTTGAGAAACGCCAACTTGTTCATAAACCTCTACTTCATACATTACAATAATGTCATCAGTTGAAGTATTGATTCTATTTGTTATATAACCTTCAAAGGCCGCCGCATCATTATCTCTTTCTCCATATATTTGGAAGTAATCTCCATCTTCAGCCTCTTCTACAACCACTGTAAAGTCAGCATATTCATCTTCTCTACTTACACTAAACGTATTTGCCTCTGCTGTATAGAAATAATTATATCCATCTATGTTTTCTAATCTATCAATAAGCTTAAAGCTAATTTCATAGTTAGACGTAGGGCTTAAGTTAGAAGTTTGGTTAGAAACCTGTTCAACACTACCGTCGCCATAAAAGAAATCCTCAAATTCAAAATTTTGATTAACAAGAGTTGGCACCTTTAAGTTTACAAACTTAGTAAATAGAGTTTCACCTAATAGGAAAGGCTTAGGATTAGAAACTTCATAGTTACTTTGATTTAAGTAAACTATTTGAGTTAAATAGTTTTTGATGCCATTATCTCTTTCGGTCTTGACTTCAAATAAGAAACCCTCATATCCTCTAGATGCAAAAGAAAAACCCGATCTTAAGTGAAGTCTAATATCATCGTAGTAAATGCGGTTAATAGCATTCGCAGTAGTCTGTGATGAAAGCAAATCAGCTTCATTAGAACCGCTCCAACCAGGATAAGAGTTGATGTAGTTTAAAGGTTGATCGTAAAGACCATCAACATCATATCCTAAAAGAGCATATTTAACATTATCATCTACATGGGGTATAGCATGAAATCTACCAATTAGATGGTTAATATCGTTTCCCGTGTCTTCATCTGGTGTAGAAAATAGAGGGTTTGCTTTATCTGCAATTACAATTTTTCCGCCAGTTAAACCAGGATAACTGTAATCAATAGTTCCGTAAATGGTAGGTATAAATGTACCTATACCTACTGCACTTAAACTATACGTTCCATAGTTAGATGTGATTGTGAATAAGCTAGGGTCTGGTAAGTCACTTAAGTTAAACTTATATGTTTTCCCAGCTTCAAGTAAAAGAGTTCTGCCAGCAAAATTCTCAACAGAGAGGTATGCTCCAGTTACAGTAACATCAAAATTAACTACATCACTGCCTAGCTCACAAATCAAGTGATTAATGTGCTCAGTATATGGGTCGTTAGGATTTACTGTTAGTTTCTTTATCTCACTACCATTATCATCAACCTCAATGTAGTGTGCATCTGGGTTGCTTTGATCGTGGTAGATAAACTCTAACAATACATCATCGTCTATCCTAAAGTATCTAGATGACTGAGCCATTATTTAAATCTTAATTTTTTTGGTGCCAAATCCAACTGAACTACTATTAGAAACATAGTCATCAATCTCCTTAGCCCTTAACTTAGAATTAATTAGGTTAATGTTTTCTATATCAGTAATTGTAATTCCAGGGTAGTCAGTTGCAATAACCAAACTTGGACCCTCTTCAAGGTCGTCTATTAGTGCCTTTAATCTTATGGTTTGGTCAAGTTGAATATCGGTGCTTATCAACCTAGGTTTATCGAGTTGACTAATAGAAAGCGCAGAAGTACCTGATATCATTCTTGTGTTACCTTCACTAAATATATCATACTCTGAAAATGTAAGGGCAATCGTTGTATCGTTGATAAAAGTTGCTTGAGTTTCAGCTAGTATCTTTTCGGTTAATTCTAAATCAGCTTTTATGAGTGAGTTAATGCCTCTAAGTTTTTTATAACCAGCGGTCAAATCATCATATTTCCTAAGAAGCTCTTTTTCTTTTTCTTTTAAATTTTGAATATCAAACTCATATGAACGAATAGTAGTAGCCAAGTCTCCATTCTCAAGTCTAACTAACCTTAAGCTATCTTCAGCTGCCTTGTTATTGTTAATTTCTCTTTCAACTTTTTCTTTTTCAAGCTGAAGGTCTCTTTTTAAACGACGCGACTGGTTACACTGCAAGAAAAGAACTGCAATGAGGAGAGCTATTAAGCCAATACCATATTTGTCGTTTCGTTTTTTCATGTTTATGGTCTAATGCTATCTCCGCTTGTAGGACCAGATCCGCTGCCAGCTGAACTTCCATCATTAAATGGGAAATTAGATTGCATAGAAGTTTTATTACATGGATAAGTAAATGAAAAATCAGAGTATATCCAATTACCAGCATTTCCAAAAGTACTAAAGTCATAGTGACCTTCTTTAACACCTTTTACTGTCAATCCGCCTCCGAATCCATTAGAATTATTTAATGGAAATACGTAGTGATTTCCATTAGACTGTATTACAACGTTTTGATTAGGTAGTGTATCTTCCCCTTGTATATTTAATTCACCATGTGTAAATACCGATGTTACTGTAATAGCCGGATCTAATCGTCTATGTAATTCGGGTATTTTAAAGCGAAGTATTTGACCAGTTGTATCCTCAGTCCATTCGTATGCAGTTCTTCCAGTTACACCTTCGAACATTTCGCTAAATGAACTCTGGTCATATCCTTGGTTACCTGATATTACTATAACTGGTTTCCAAATCAATTTAACTTGTAAACTAACTAAATCTCCTATCTTTTGATATGATATTTCAGTACTTCCATTTATAGCAGTTAACAGTTTTTTTGTAGTATTGCCATCGACATAATAAAATAAGTCATCAGTTATAATTTCGTCGGTATCTCCAGATGATATACCTAGAAAATCTTCAGCGCCCTGGCCATCGGCCAATAAATAGCCATCTATATCTACAGGAGTAATAAACGAACTTTCTTCTAATTCAAATGGCCCTACAGGTCTACTAAAATAATCATCAAGAGTTCTTTGACTAATACTTGTGTTATAGTTAACCGCTGAACCGCCACTTGGAGACGCCGTGTTAGTAGCAGCTGGACCCTCTTTAAAAGATACACCTTTTCCTGTTTCTGTAAAGTGAACTCTTTCTCTAGCAAAAACAGTTTCATTAACGACTATAGTAGGGACAGTTGTTGATCCAGCTGCAGATTCAGATTGCAAAGAAAATTGAGTACCTCCGATTCTTAAAAAGTTTTGATTACTAGAATAAAATATAATTCTATCTGCATCTCCACCGTTAATGGGCAAATCTATATAAGTATCCCCATCTGCATCTGTTAGTTGTCTAAGGTTTAACCAAATATCACCTTCATCTGTATTCTGATAATAAGCTTCATATTGATTAGTTTGTGAATTATATCTTAGGTTACCACCTGATAAATCTCCAGAAGATATAGCGTCTCTTTCTGCATTTGTACCTTTTGAAATTCTAGTAAATCCACTACCTTGAACTAATAAGTCAGCGTCAACCACGTGTACTCTATCGTTAAAATAGGACTTAGTGCCTACACTTGTATAGAAACCATCTTCTGTAGAAATTACTTCTGTTTTATTAGCTGATAATTCTATAACTCCTGCACCTGCATTATCGTTAGTTGCATTTATTGTAATATCATCAAAGCTAATATTACCCTTTATCTTTAAATTGTTAGACGCTAAACCCTTTTGAATATGAAATATTCCGCCATAGTTACCTTGTGTTAAGGTGTCTCCTCTGAACACCATATTAAAGCCATCTTCTGATACAAGTCTGATGTGATTTTCAAAGGGGTCTTTTTTACCTATAACAAGAGAAGATCTAGCCTCATTATCACCATCTTCTGAATTTAAATTATTGAAATTAGGATCTCCTATATAAACTGAAGTAGGTTGAATATCTTGAGTAGGAACTCCATTATAGCTATCATCTATTTTAGGTTTGATAATAGTAGTGTCATAATCAGTTGCATCTTCTCCAGTAACCGCAACATGTTGTATTGAATACCATCTATCTTGCCCATCATTTCCATCACTACCATCGGCTCCAGCAATGCCCGCAGGTCCTTGAGCGCCTTGTGGTCCAACAGGACCTATATTACCTTGGACACCTTGTGACCCTCTTGGCCCTAGCTGTCCACCGGTTCCTATAATTTGATCAAAATTATAATTAATTTTGTCAATCTTAATTTGATTTGTATCAGAAACAAATATTTCCTTTAAGTTAATAGGCATCTTATTGCGTTATTTTTATCATAGGTCTTATAATATAGGAGTATCCCTGGCTCTTATTATATATCAATCTAAAGTTGATAGGCCTTTGAGCATGTTGATTAACAGTATAATTTATGTCTAACTCAAATCCTCCGTTATCTATGAGATCTAATGATTCAACTGGATTGACAGAAGTAGATTCACTCTGTGTTCTTCTGGTGTATATTTCTATTTCATCTACTGAAAATAGATTAACTAAGTTTGTGTTAACATATGCATCAACATATTTTTGAATTTCACCAGCAACACCAGATAATGAAAGAACGTCAGAGATTAAATCAATCATGTAAAAATCTACATATACCTTTTCAGAATCTTCTGCAAATACTACATTGGCTTCATGAGAATTATTCTTTAGTATTAAATCTAAGTTTTCAAACGTGCCAGCATTTTGAGTAGTAAACGAAGTTAAGGTGTATGATTCCTTAAGCTTCATTACAGTAGAAGATAAGTAAGATCTAGACTCTTTAGTAGAGAAAGTTCCAGGAGAAGAAGAAGCTTCTCCTCCAGCTAAAGCGGTTCTATAATAGTCATCTTCCCAAGAAGACCTAAATACGTTGACATCTCTTTTATCTATGGCTATTTCTCCAATAAGGGGGTAAACAGGTGAAGCTTCTCCACTTTCGCTTAGCTTGGTAACACCAGTTGAATTGTCTTCATTTACTTTATGATAAAAATGATTCTTTATCATTCCCCAATCTGTGTCATGTCTTCCATCATCAGAGACGAATCCAAGATTAAATGCAACGTTAGCTCTATTGTATTTAATATAGTAAGACTCGGCCTTATGTACTCTTCTTGGACCCAAAGATTTAATCTCATCTATTTGAGAAGAAGGATGTCTATAGAAAGTATCTTTAAAGTTTCTTTCTTCTAAGAAAGAGTTTTTAGCATAGTTTCTATTAACTTTGAAATGAGAATAAATGTCAGTAAAGGTTACCACTGGCTTTAAGTCACATACATATTTACCAGAGTGTCTAATTAAGAAAGGATAATAGGCATTTCTAGTTTGTAATTCGTAGCCTATAGTTCCATTAAATAGAGAGTAACTTTTAGGCTTGTTATTGTCAGGTTCAGCTATTAAGTTAGATGCTCTTACTATTTCTTTACCATCATCTATTGATATAACAAATCTATTAGATTGAACTTCACCGTCTTTAGTAATTGTGGTGTATTTTATA